TAACTGGGGGTTTGAGGTTCATTCCCTCGGCCTTGGCAGACGCACGGCCCTTGGCATTCAGTCCGCCCTTGGGGTTCTTTCCCTCAGATCGTTGCCATGCGGGTGTCTTTGGCATCACTTGGGCTTCTTTGCAGTCTTGGCTGATGCCTTGAACGCAGCCGCAGTTGGAGCGCCCTTGGCGCCGGGCTTGCGCATCTTCTCGTCTGACCCAGCCTTGATGCGCGCCTTCTTGGCGTTAATGTTTGCGTAGAGACCCTTCATTTCTTTGACCCTTTTGCTTTCGGTGGTGTGTGGGACAGCGTTTTGCTTTGCGCGGTATGGGTTGCACCCGTCATCAAAACGGAACCAGCTTTGTGCATAGGCCCAGTGTAGACCTTGCCGTTTGGCAGATAGTGTGTGGCGGTCTTGCTCATTACATCTTACCCTTCTTAGCCTTGCCAGCCTGTGACAAAGCGATTGCAACAGCCTGCTTGCGAGATGTAACAACAGGCGCTTTCTTTGGGCCTTTGGGATCGATGCCGCTATGCAAAGTGCCGCGCTTATACTCGCCCATCACTTTGGCGATCTTTTCGGACTTCTTCATGGTCACCCCCAATTATGAATGTTGGCACATTAGCACATCTGTAGGCATCACGCTAGGCAAACCCCTTTAAGTTCCGCTTGATTGGGGTGTTCCAATCATCATCCACGGGACGATAGCCCACGAACAGATAGCGCAGGCTGTCAGCCGTGTGTGATGTGTGGTCATGCTTTGGCTTAGACCGCCATGTCTTTGACCGCTCATCCCAATCGCGCTGATACTGCCGCAGCGCTTCGATCAGCCGTGTTTGACCTTCATGAATATACGTTCTAGCCAATCCGTTTCGCACAGCCTGAATGCCGTCCTCAATCGGGATGTTTGGCGCGATTGTGATGTTGCGAATGCCCAAGCCTTCAAGCGTCTCAATTCGGGATATACCGCTGCCAAGTTCGCGCACACGGGCATCGTGGGGCAGTATGTGGGCCGTGTAAGTGTAAGGCTTGTCCGACAGCAGGCGGGCGTAATAGGCCAGCCCCCGACCGCTGTCCTCGATGTGGTCAATGATCCGCACCTCGTTGCCGACAAACTGGGCGAAGATAATGGATGTTGTGTCATCTATGCCCAAGTCCCACGATGTAACGACACCCACTTGCGGTTCATGCAACACGTTGCGAATGCGCTTGTCCGAAGTCATTTTCTTCATTTCTTGGCCGTAGTAAGCCCCAATAATAGCCGCCTCAAAGCTGCATTCAAACTCTTGATCGTATCGGTCTGGGCCAATGGTCTTTAGCGCGTCATCAAGTTCAACCTGTGGAAGGACGCCTGTCTGTGATGCGGGAAGCACCAGCGAAAACCAATTCGGATCGCGTGTAGCCTTATCGTAGATTTCCCAGAACTCGTTCTTGCCCTTGGGCGTTCCGATGAAGGTGGCGCGGCCTTGCCTGTCTGCCAGCGCTGGGCGGATCACCGTGGGCCAAGCATTTGCGGGGAAGTCTGCGGGTTCGTCTAGCACCACATCGTCAAAATACAGCCCGCGCATGGCGTCATAGTTATCAGCCCCGAATAGCCTGATACGAGCGCCATTGGGGAAGTCTGCCCGCAGTTCGCTCTCGTTGTATGACATGCCGGGGATTGGCGCTGTGAAGTGCTTGATGTAATCCCAACTGATGGCCTTGGCTTGATTATAGTATGGCGCAATGTAACCGCAGCGCACACTCTCCCGCTGGGTTGTGATTGCCGATCTGATCAGGTCGTTGATCGCCCCAACTGTCTTGCCAAAGCGCCGATGGGCAACAATGCAAGCAAACCGCTCTGTGCGATTATGGAACGCCTGAAGCTGCTTGCGCGGCGCATACGGGATTTCAATTGTCGGCATTTTTCCACTGGATTGTCAGCGGACCACCGTTGCTTGTCAGATCAACGTCATGCTTTTCGCGCCATCCTGCACGGGTTTTCATCCAGAAAATCATGGCAGTCGTATCACCACCTTTGGCCTTGTTGAACAGCGCACCACCCACGGATGCGTTAGCCTGCGCCACAGCCTGATCCAGTTCGGTCCTGTAATACTTTGTCAGCGTTTTGACATCGATGCCAAGGATGTCTGCAATGATGACCTGTGTTGTGCCGATGGTTGCATGTAGCTTAACCAGTTGCCGGCTCTCTTTGCTTGGTTCGTGCGGGTTGCGGCTCATGCGCCTAATCCTTGTGGAGCGTGTGGGTCAGTGCCGCCCTGCCGCTGTTCCGACAGGATGTCGGTCATCGCCTGCTTCACACGCTTTGGGTATGGTTTAGACAAAGGTAAGATACGCTCACGCATTTCTGCGTCAAGTGGCATCAAATATTTATGCTTGCCTTTAGTTCTGAATTCTTTTGCATTTGCGTCTAAGCATCTGCGAACTTCTGCAATGCTTTGCTTTACGCCAAGACTATCAATGGATTTTCTGTGGGTCTTCTTGCCATTGATGATAAAGGCACTGACTGAGTCCTTGCCAAACAAGCCTTCATAAACCCAGTTTGTTGCTTGGTAAATGCCGCCATGATGGTTTGAGTCCAAATCAGCATAAGACACGACAAGGCGAATTCCTGGGTTAGACCGCTTCAAAAACTTGACAGCGAACATCATAATTTTGCTAACAGGCGTCAAGTGGGTGGTTAAGGCCACACGCACCAGCTCAACACATTCATCTTGCCCAAGACCATAGGGTTTGGGCATATTCTTATTTGCACCACGTCCAAACAAAACGCATCCTATAAATTTTCCGTCTTCCCAAGCCCCAACCTTTACTAGCTTTCCAACTGGCACTGCTTTGGCATAGTGCCAATTTATGCACGCAAACCTAGCAGCATCACTTGTTGCCCAGTCTATACAAAGATCAGCCTTGCCCATGCGCCCTCAAATCGAAGTCTTGCCCGCAATGTGGGCATTGAACCATTTTGGGGTCAAGTTGGTCTAGCTTGCCTTGGTCATCTTCTGTGCCAGCAGCAAAGTTTGGGTCATCGAACAGCGCCGTTAGTTCACCAATGTCAAAACCAGTTAGCGACAGGTCAAACCCATCTGCTTCCAAATCTTGCAGTTCGATCTTCAGCATTTCGTTGTCCCACCCTGCATCAAGCGCCAATCGGTTGTCTGCGATGACATAGGCCCGCTTCTGCGCCTCGCTGAGATGGCTTGCGTCAATCACTGGTAACTCTGACAGGCCTAGCTTCTGCGCTGCTAGGACGCGCCCATGCCCCGCCACTATGCCATTCATGCCATCGACAATGATTGGATTGAGAAAGCCAAACTCACGAATGCTGGCTGCGATTTTATCAACTTGCTGCGGTGAGTGTGTGCGGCTGTTTCGCGCATATGGGACCAAATCGGCCACAGACAGCTTTTTATAGTCTGGAAATTCAGTTTTGCTTTTCATCGTAACATCGCCTTTCCGGTGCTTTCGCGTCCCGTATGCTGTGGTGCTTATTGTAGCGCATTGGCTGCAAAAAAGAAAGCCTCGCACATCACGTTGATTTTGCTGCGTGATTTAGCGAAACCTTATCAAGCACTGATAACCCAAAGTCTGATGTTGGGTCAAACCACCATAGGGACTTTTGGCTTCCGTCTTTGTTGGCTGGGTTTCTGATGATGCTGTGGACGCCTGTAGGTTCATTACGCACCCGGCTGATTGCCCCGATGCAGGCGTTCTTGGTCATGCCAACCAGATGTGCTGCGTCCTTGTGGCTTAGGCCCACGTTCTCGACAAGGTGCAGCGCCATAAGGATTTGCTCGTCCTTCTGGCGGTCTAGCGTTCCATGCATTGGATTTCCCCTGCCAGTGCCAAGTATCCATTTGCATCCACGTATGAATCGACGTGATCTGGGTTGCCTTTGATACGGGCAATTTTGAACAGCGTCATCATCATGGCAACGTCGAAGCCATTGACGGTGCATATCTCGCGCCCGTGCATCCACCATGACCAGAGGTCTGCCACGTTGTCAAAGTTGTCTTCTGCATCACCATGCGTGGCATCG